CTCCTTCTTGTTTTCGATAAAAAATGGTAAATTCTTCACTCGGTGCTTTGCACCGAGTGAAGAATCCACTATTTTTGTATCGTGGATTCTCGTGAGTGCTCCGCGCTCACGAGAATTTTCGATAAAAAATGAAATCTCTTTCGAAAAAAATTGAATTCAGTTTTTTAATACTAAGAATATACCCTACTACAACGCAAATCCAACGTACACACCCGCTTTCAAGCAATATGTCGAACGCAACTGGATCGACGGCTCTGACCGTCCGCTCTTCTCCCTTTCTTAGTGTGAGGGCCGCTCCCTTTGAGCCATTTCCCCCTACCTCTTCGGCCAGTCCAGCCTATAAGGAGTCCCTTGGTTTCCCCGTCTCTGGGGAGGCCATGCCTCCCGCCATGCCTCCTGCCGTGTCTGCCTTCCCAAGTGAATTGGCACGAGCGTACGAGAGAATTGGTCAGCTGACGGCCGAACTCGATGCCATGACTCGTCGTGCGGAGGCCGCAGAGGCCAAACTTTCTCCTGCCCCTGCGGCAGGAGGAGGAGGTGCCAAGGCACCTTGCACGGCCAAGCCCTGCAACGGCCACAAGTACTATGATCACAGTAAGTGCTCTTCTGCAGCTCCTGCTGCAGCCGCCCCCAAGATCTCCAGCGCGTCCAGCGTGGCCTCTCGCGGCTCTCGTGGCTCTCGTGGCTCTCGTGGCTCTCGCGCCTCTCGTGGCGGTGGTGGGGCTTCTCCCCACACATTTAGCTTAAAGCACTTGATGTCAAACGTCAAGTCGGTCACCATTCACAACAATGGAAGCAAGACGCTTCACATGACCGCCCCCAAAAAATAGAAGCATGATGGCTTCATCTGCATACGCAGTTTCTTCGCTTGATCCCTGGGCTTTTGCAGGGAAATAAAAGTTTGGGCGTAACTCACAATGCCCATTGTAACTGGTACTCCGTAATCCAGAATAAAGATACACGGCAATTCCCCTCGCAAGTACTAGGCTTCAGTTCCCCCCCTGAGTAAAGCTTGTCTAGAGGGTCCCACGTGTGACGCTCGTGGTGTAAAAGCGTCTGTAAAAAAGGAAAGTGTTCTTCTGCATCGCAGTTTGTTTTAAAAAAAAGGAAAGTGTTCTTCTGCATCGCAGTTTGTTTTAAAAAAAAGGAAAGTGTTCTTCTGCATCGCAGTTTGTTTCAAAATCGAATAACCAGTGTGTTTTGTCCTACCAGATTGGGTAGGTTTTTTCGTTTATAAACTTACTGTTATAATTTGTCCCTCCCCAAAACTTCCTGCAAAATAAATAGATACATCTGTTGATCCTGTAAGAGCGGTTGCAAACGTAGTAGTACTTACTGTTATATCATAAGGTCCTGCACGTTGTACAACACTTCCTCCTTGAAGAAGATCTACATTTACTTGTGGAGAAAAGGGAGGAGATCCTATTAATCCCGTTGGAATCCAACTATAATTGGTCCAATCCGCTGTAACACTTCCTCCTCCTCCTATGACATTTGCATTCAAAATTCGTAATCGTGGATAAATATTCTGCAAGGATGTATAGAGTGTAGAATTATAAATACGATAATCATACATCAATGTATAATCGGCAGAAGAAAGTGTTGGAAACATGGAATCATAGATGGAAGTGGGAAACCCCCATCGATAGGTATCCATAACAATTTTTCCATTGTTATAACTATAGGATCCTGTGCTCAATACATTAATTAATATGGTACCGGTTTTCCAATCCATTCCATACAAGGCGGTTGGATCATAGGTAATGCGATATTCAGAACTATCCAAAATATCACTCACAAAAATAGCAAAGTTTCGAAAGGCAGGAAGATCCAAAGAAGCGGTGGATTGCCCCCCACTTAATGTAAAAATCTGTTCCGTATACAAGGTGGAAAGTGCCGAACTACTTACAAAATTCTGTAATCCGATTACAAAATTAGTAAAGGTTGTACCTGCTTGTATCAAGGTTGAATTATACAACGTACTAAATGTACTGACCTCAACTGCGGTTAGAGTGCTGAAATTAGATAATGCTGTTTCATAATTGGTACTAAAGGTACTTATTTCTTCTCCTGCCATAGTACTAAATGTTGATAATACTCCTTCATACGTTGTACTGAATATACTAATTTCTTGCCCTGCCATGGTACTAAAAGTGGAAAGAACTCCTTCATACGTTGTACTAAATGTGCTAATTACTTCGTAGGTCATCGTACTAAAGTCTTCTAATGCATTTGCCACAGGGGTACTTACATAGGCTAAAATACTTGAATCAAGTTGCGCATTTAAATCATATGTAAAATCATCATAAAGTGTACTTAATGTGGATACAAAGGTGCTGGTTAATCCATCAGCAGTACTTTGAATTGTAGAAGCAAAGGTATCACCTGCCAACCCCAAAATACTACTTACAATGGTTGAATAAATGGTTGAAATATATCCTTGTGTTGTGGAATTTAATGTGTCTGTAATTGCATTATTTGTACTTTGCACCAAGGTGCAACAAAAGGTTTCTAATCCTAAAAATGAAAAATAAATAGAACTAATCAGCGAACTCTCTGTAAGCAATTGTAAACTAAAATCGAGATTTAGAATAGATGATGTATTTTGTGCAGTTTGAATCGATAGATTATTAATTTGTCCTGCAAATGAATTTGCGATGGCAATTGCATTGTTAGCAGTACCTACAGCAACTGTACTAACTGTACAAACATACTCAAGAATACCTACAATTGATGATTGAGTACTTATATCATAACTATTGAGACTTGTATTCACATAGGAACTAATATAGGTTGAAAGAGTAGAATCCATCATTGAACTCACATATTGCAAGTTGGATATCTGAACCGTCAGACTAGAAATACTGGTAAGAAAACTTGAATTGGTAGAATTCATTTGGGCTGTATCGGTTGAAATATAATAGGCTAATGATGAATTTTGATCAAAAATTGTAGATGCAAAGGCAATACTTGTACTTATCAAGGACTGATTTATAGATGTAGAAAATACATCAAGAGAGCCCTGAGAGGTACTCACACTCTGTGTATACACAGTGGATATAGAAGAATCTGTGTATCCAAAACCAACTAATTGAAATGTATTGATATAAGAGGATAACGTACTAAAATTAGCAGTATCATAACTGCTTAAAGTTGAATAAATAGTGCTAATTTCAGTTTCTAATTCTAATTGAATTGTACTCAGTTGATCAATAAAGAATTGATTCGTAGAAAAACTAAAGATAGCCTGTTCAATTTGAGTACTTACGGATCCTGCCAAGGTTGAAAAATTATCTTCTAACACTACAATTTGATTTTCCATACCGGTAATACTGCTGGTAGTATATTGTGTTAGAGTGGATTGATCTTCTGCAATGGCAGCAACACTAGTACTGTAGCTAGAGAGATCACTGGCTCGTAAGGCTTGGTCCCAAAAGGTTCCTCCTCTACCATCAGCATACAGTGCAAAGAAGGTTGAGATCGGAGTGTTACTATTAGTTCTTACCTGCAACCCCCGTAGCAGGAGATTGTTTAATTGGGAGGTTGTTGTAAATGACATTCTAATCTATGTAAGGATAATTTACATTCTAATTTATCGTACCTATTATAATAGTAAGGAAGATATTCAAAAGAGATCTTCCATGCTATAATTAGAATATGTCTAGACAAGGAGGATTGCTACAATTAGTGGCAACGGGTCGTCAAGATATCTACCTAACGGGCAACCCCCAAACTACCTTTTTTAAACAGGTCTACAAGCGGCATACTAATTTTAGTATGGAAACACAGCGTATTGTTTTTGAAACGGCTGTTGATTTTAATAAACTGATTACAACCGTCATTCCACGCAGTGGAGACCTTCTGACCCAACTGATGTTAGAGATTCAACTTCCGTATATTACTCCCAGCGGTCCGTTGCCTGATGGATCCACTCCTCCTGCTCCTACCACTCCCGATACTTCTTGGGTCAATGGGATTGGCTACGCTATGATTGATTATGTAAGTATCCTGATTGGTCAAGTGGAGATTGATCGTCAATATGGAGAATGGATGTATTTATGGAATCGACTAAAGACTCCTGGAGCCAAACAGGCTGGATTTAGTTACATGATTGGGGCGCAAGAAGCCTATGATGAATCCTCCCAGCATGGCCCCCTTCGTCTCTTTGTTCCTCTTAACTTTTGGTTTTGTAATAATGTTGGTCTAGCACTTCCCCTTATTGCTCTTCAATCCACGCCGATTCGAATTTATATTAAATTGAAAAATGGAAATGATATGGTGTATTCAACGGCCTATGAATCCAATCCCTCCTTTCGAACAGCAACCCCTCCAGTCATAACGGATATGACTCTATGGGGTGATTTTATCTATCTAGATGTGGAAGAACGTCGCCGATTTACTTCAAGCAAACATGAATACCTCATCGAACAAAGTCAAATTCAACGCCGTGTCAGTATTCCCGCAACCTCCCTCTATGCTAACATATCGCTTAACTTCAATCATCCATTGAAGGAAATTGTATGGGTGGCTCAACAAGATCGTATGCAAACATTGAAAGAATGGTTTAATTATGGTTCTCGTACCTATACTGAATATCCCGTTATCAATACAGATATTATTAGTACAGCCTTGCTGCAATTGGATGGATATGATCGATTTGAAAAACGATCGGCCGCTTATTTTAGGTTAGTTCAACCTTGGCAATATCATACCGCCATTCCCAATGATTTTATTTATACATATTCCTTTTCCTTGGCCCCGGAAGCGTCTCAACCACAAGGAACCTGTAATGCCAGTCGCATTGATACAATTGTACTACAATTGGAAATGAATCAAGGTATTCCACAGTATGATTCAGGCGTAACTGTCTATGCGACCAATTACAATATTTTACGTATTGTTGCGGGACTTGGAGGCGTCCTTTTTACTGTATAAGGGATAGGGAGATGAATGAACATCCATCCAATTTTGTGCATTTAATGAGTGATGTAGAGATATGGAAACGTCCTGATCGTGACTATTTTACATTTGTAATATTATCTATTTTTTTAGGATTTTTTGGCGTAGATCATATTTATTTACGATCCTTTCCAACAGCAATTGCAAAAACAGTTGTTAATTTATTTACATTGGGATTATGGTATGTATGGGATTTATTACAAATTTTTAGTGATGGAGATAGAATTAAAAAAGAAGGATTAAATTCTCCCTTTGATTGGGTCAAAGGGGTTGGACGCGGTGTATTTAAACAACCAGGCGATTCTTATATGGCTCAAAAGGATTATGTTTTATACACCATTTTAACCTTTTTTGGATGCTTAGGAGCAGATAAGTTTTATCTGGGATATTACGGCCAAGGAATTGTAAAACTGATCAGTTGTTTTAATATTTTTCTATTTTTGTTTGGATGGGCCTGGGTTGTGTATGATTGGTACCATGCAGTCTTTACAATGAGAACTGTGATGACAGAAGGAATTTCACCACCTCTTCCTTATTCTTTCCTATTTGATCCTATTAATGCAAAGGAGCTATTTGAAGTTCGAACTCCCACAGAGATTCCAAAACAACAAACATTTCTAGAATGGTTTAAAAGTTGGATTCCAACGATTCCTTCTTTTTCTTCCTTTTTTGCCTTTTTACCTGGATTGGGACTCTTTCAAGAATTGTTTGATTTATTCAAACCCCTCTTTACAATTGGAAAAGCAGGTGCTACACTTGCAACTAGTATTAAACAAGATGGAGAAACCATTTTAGGAGGAGCTTCCAGTAGTCTCCAGGCTGCGACCGATCCTGGAAAATTAGCAACCTTAGCGGCTCAATCGGTACCTCCCTTGCCGCAGGGAGGAATGCTACCGCAAATGCCGCTCCCTCCTGCTTCGCAGGGGGGAGTAGCAGCATCCCTCCCGCAGGGAGGGATGCTGCCGCCGAGAGGTACTCAAGTAGGGGGTGCTAGGTCAGAAGGATCGGGCCTAGGCCCGGTTCTAGCAGGTTCTGTGGCAGCTCTTCTCTTGGCCGGTGGTGCAAAAGGACTCTATGATTTTATACGACAGCAAGTGTAGAATGTTTGAGTTGACGGATCAGGCTCAATTTGAAGAACGATGGAATTGGATCGTGGGTACATCTTGTCCATCCGGTCTTCGTCCTGGAGATGGGGCTATGCTGATTTATTTTACAGCTGCTTGGTGCGGTCCTTGCAAAGCACTTGATCTTTCAGCCATTGATCGCATTGCCTCCCTCTATGATCTCCCCCTTTGGAAATGTGATTATGTTGTGAATGATTATACCGCTGGATATTGCAATGTAAAATCCTTTCCTACCTTTTTAGTCATTACACCCAAGAAAATTGTATTTGAATTTAAATCCAATGATACAGCGAAAGTATGCGATTTTATCCATACTATTCATGGGAAAAAATGATTCTATACTCCTATTTAAATCTACTTGCAATTATACTTTCAAATGAAATGGCAAGACACCATTGAAGAATATTTATTTTATTCTACACCTACCCCCAAGCATACAACTCATTTTCATATGGCGTTCTTGCTTCTTCGAGGCAATATTGTTGCTGTTTCAACCAATCAAATTGGCTCCCGAAGCCGTGGAGCAGGATATTCCGACTATACTCTTCATGCAGAACGTGCCGTTATGAAACAAATAGATGTATCCCAATTGAAGAATATGACACTTGTGGTAATACGATTGGGTAAGAACGGAACCTTTCTAAATAGTAAACCCTGCCCTGATTGTCAACGTGTTTTGAAGAAATATGGTTGTAAAGTTTGTCACTCTTAGATAGAGATGAGCGTAGATCGCATGGCCGAAAGAAATATTACCGAAAGTCGTCGAAATATGCAGGATCCTTCCAAGGGGCCTGTCTGCCCTTTATGGCATTGGGATCCTACGGCTGTGACTCGTCACATCTTGCCCCCCAAGGCCATTGAACGGCCCACCTTGGCGGAAGATCCAAGATCTTCCGTTAAAAATTGTACTCGTTACAGCCCCTTTGAACTCACCGCAGGAAGTGGTCAAGTTCCTCTTTTTCCAGGAGGAGCTCCCTCCATCTCTATGCCTTATGAACAATACATGGAGAATGTACAACGTGAAAGCGATCTATTTCGATTAGATGAAGAGTTGACACGGTGCCCCCAACGTCGCTACATTCCTACAAATCCCGATCTGTATAAACGGTCTCCTCTCCGTGCAACTCCTTTAAAGACACATTACCCCAAACCCTTGGCGGTTCCCACCCCCGCTGGATGCAGGGAGGCGGATGATCAAGCCGCTGCTGCACGATCCAGCAGATTCTTTTTTAATCCTACTCGCTATGATCGCATGGTGACCCCTCGTCAAGATCAGGCCAAGGGAGCTTTACAATATCCTTCTGGACCATATGCTTAGTTTTTATTCATTTTATGAATACTGACTATTTTTATCAATCTAAGTAGAATGCCTACAACTAGGAAAAACTCAAAATCAATAAAAGATCATATCCAAAAGTTTATTGTAACAGATTCTACAACTCCAATTGTCTGTGATGGATCCGTTAAAATAAACGATACATCATACAAATATAAATTATTTAATACGAATGGATTGATTGAACTCATTCGGCATAATCCAACTTTTATAAATAAATTAGAAAAAGCAATTAAACTGTATAGAAAGTATGATGAATTTAAAATAGATGATTTAGTTACTGAGTATATTTATTATCGACCCGATCATATTACATTATATTACATTGTATATAATACAAAAGATATTGTAAGCACAGTTCGATTTTATTTACAAGTAGCTAAAAAGTCTGCTTATTTTAATATGGTATATACAAATCCAGACTATCGAGGTCAAAAAATATGTCAAACCAATATTCAAACTTTAATTGATTCATCAAATGAAACAATCAAAACATACGAGTTAGAGGTAGATGCAAAGAATCCAGCAGCTATAAAATGTTATGAAAATGTTGGATTCAAGAAAATAAAAACATATGAATTAGAAAAAGATCATTCGTATTATTTAATGAAAATAAACACAAATAAAGTAGAATGAGCAACTTATACCGACTTTCCCCCGTGTTATGGGAAGGAACGGGCAATGGCTATGGAACCGCACAAACAGTCTATGCGATTGACAGGATTCCACCCCCTCTATCCTCCTTTATTACCTGCACCACACGAGATACGAGTGATCCAGCCGCTTATTGGGATGCTAGACAATTTAATAGACTCAAATCATTGGATCCGTACAATGTAAGAGGGGGAATTACGTGGTTCAATTTACCAGGATGGTTATCCTTTGCTGCAACGTATGGCTACACCGTTAGCCCGTTAACATCTGAATTAACTCCTTTTAAGGATATCTATATTACAGGTCCCTAAGGCCTTCCAACGTACTTACACGAGAGGCCAACCGTTCAATCAAATCAAAGGCAACAGGAATTAGTTTAGGATAATTTACAAGCTTGATTCCATTGCGATCCGTTTCTACGCATTCGGGTAGATAGGTTTCCACCTGTTGTGCAATCAACCCCATATCTTCTTTCCCTGTATTTTTCCAAGTGAATCGTTGCGCCTGTAACGAAGGGAGCAAATCAAATCCATAGTGAGCGGGTGTGATATGATCTTTTAACTGAAAATCAGAATAGGTGAGAACTTGTTCTGCATAGACAATACCATTTACTTCTAATGCAACACTGGGACTGGAAGTACCGAGATTAATTCCTACAAAGTTGGTGGAGGTATCAAACGTAAAGATGGGGCTGACATCCCCCATGATGGTGGAAGTGTAGAAGGAGGAGGTACGAATTTCACCATTGACATGAACAAATCCACCAAGACCACTTTCAATTCCCACTTGAACAGTGTTGACAAAGATAGAACTGACGCTAATACTGGATCCAATAGCAGTACTAAAGTTTAGATTTTCAACATTGATGGTGGATGTGTTTATTTCAGGACCACCTCCCCCTCCAGTGCTAATATTGATACTACTTACTGTTAGAGAGCTGATAACCATGGAATTTGCAAAACTGGAGAGAAAGTTAGCGAATCCAGCTTCCAAATAATTTGTACTGATGCTACTTGCAACAACGGTAGAGGTCATAAGACAATCTCCCATAGCAGTACTGAAAATAAGACTGCTCACATTCAAAAAATCAGTATAGATGGAGGAAGTTGTAATGGAAGAGTCTACAATACTTACACCAGTCGGCCCCTGAGCACCGGTAGGACCTCGGTCCCCTGGTGCACCGATACTACCGGTAGCACCTGTGGGACCGCGATCTCCTGGTGCTCCAATACCTCCCTCGGCACCGGTAGGACCGGTGGGACCTTCATCCCCTGGTGCTCCCATGCTACCCGTAGGACCCTCATACCCAGTGGGACCTCGATCTCCAGGGGCGCCAATACTACCAGTGGCTCCCACCCCCGTGGGGCCTGTCATTCCAATGCTACCGGTGGGTCCAATTGTACCGGTGGCTCCTGTTGGACCTCCTACCGTTCCGTTGGCATAAATCACAACCGATCCATTATTACTATAAAAATCAATACCGGCTCCTGCTTCAAATTGAAAGGTATTATATGCATTGGATGCAACTGTGCTAAATACAGTTGTACCTGATGAAAAACTCATAGAATTGTAGGATCGTAACACAGTTGAAACAAACCCTGAAATATCACTCCAATAGGTACCACCACGCCCATCTGCATAGAGAATCTGATTGGCCGGAATAGGGTTATTAGTATCAGTACGAAAATTTAATGATCGTACCAGTAGTTTATCAAATTCCTTATTTTGTTCTACCTTTCGTAATGTTTGGAGTGTTGTGAAGCTCATTCTACTATGGTTAAAAATTAAATTCCGCCCTTGGGCGGAATTTAATTTTTAACCATAGTAGAATCAGTGAGGCTATATAGTGGACCCCTTTGGGGTCCACTATATATAGCCGAAACTCATTCTACTAAAGAGAAAGATTTTGCTTCGCAAAATCTTTCTCTTTATTAGAATCAGTGAACCCATACTTTGGGTTGCAAAGCAACCCAAAGTATGGGTGAAGCTCATTCTAAAGATGGAGAAGATAAATCGCGAAGCGATTTATCTTCTCCCTGTTTAGAATCAGTGAGCGTATAAAACGAGTCGCTGTGCGACTCGTTTTATACGCGAAACTCATTCTAGATATAGCACAGAAAATTTGCGAAGCAAATTTTCTGTGCTATATCTAGAATCAGTGAGGCTATATAGTGGACCCCTTTGGGGTCCACTATATAGCCGAAACTCATTCTAAAGATGGTGAAGATAAATCGCTTTAAAAAAATTATTAAATTCGTTTTAATTGATTTCCAATAAGTTCACCAAGATATTTGCCTTTTCGCGAAGGATCCGAACGATCTTTTGTGATATCAGCTTTGTACACCTTGCCTGTATCTGTAATAATGCAGAATAGATTATCAATTATATCAAGTCACTCCTTCTTGGCTCCCTTGATGACCTTGCGGCCAGTAGCAGGAGCAGGAACGGGCTTGGGCTCCTCAACAGGAGCCTCCTCCTCGGCGACCTCTTCAACAGGAGCCTTGGCCTTGGAAGCAGCAGGAGACGCCTTGGACTTACGACCAGGCTTCTTTCCTGCGGGAGCAGACTCCGCTGCAGAATCAGCAGCGGACTCTTCCGCAGCAGACTCTTCGGCGACAGGAGCGGGGGCGTTGTCGGCCTTCCACTTTGCACTAAATGTCTCGTAATCACTTGCATTTTTCGTCTGCATGGTCTTTGCAAACGCAACGTGGTTGCGATTTGCAAGAAGTCCATCCTTCTTTCCAGTGTCGGCATGACGCTTCTCTTCGGCCTCCGTGTACTCTGAAGGGTACGTGTAGGTAGTGAGGCAATGCTGCATCCACGCCTTGTTCATGAGCTGGGCGGCATTCGGCTGACGCTTCTTCTTCTCCTTCTTCTCTTTCTTGGAGGTGGCGACAGAAGCTGCATTTCCTGCCTTCAGAGCAGCAATCTCTGCCTTCAGAACAGTATGTTCGGCTTCAAGGACGGCTACACGACCCACAAGGGCGGCAAAGTCTGCTTTCGAAACGCTCATCTTTATGTTGTTATTTATAGTATAGAATCAATAGAATGAGTTTTTTTCAATTTTTATCGAAAATCTCTGTGAGCGCTTTGCGCTCACAGAGATCCACGATGGAAATTAGTGAATTCAAAGCGGTGCGCAAAGCGCACCGCTTTGAATATACCAATTTTTATCGAAAAAAAGAAGAAGGGAGGCAGAGCCTCCCTTCTTCTTTTTCACGATGAAACATTCCTTGCAAAAATCAAGTTCGCAAAGCGAACTTGATTTTTGTGAAGCAATTTTTATCGAAAAAAGAGGTCCGCTTTGCGGACCTCTTTTTACGACTAAAGATTCCGTTGGATAGATCCGACTGCAAAGCAGTCGGATCTATCCTAGCAATTTTTATCGAAAATTAGTAATATGTATTCCTATTAGAATGGCCACAAAACAATCGATCTTTACACCCCTTGTTCCTTCTGTCCCCTATTATACATTCTATTTACCCAATGCTGATACGATTGTAACAGTCCTTCCATTTATTCTATTTGGACTCTTATTACTAACAGCTATCTTTGCATCCTTCATTTCCTATCAACAACTTTTATTCGTTCCCGATAAAACAAGTGAAATATCATATTCTGATTGGTGGATGGGTCTTATCCCCTTCATAGCCCTGTTTCTATTTTCATTTCTATCCTATTATGTTGGAACTACATCGGCACTTGCAATCCTAGCACTTCTTGTTACAGTCATTGTAGTTGTTGTAAATTATGCTTAAACTAACATCCATTCTATATACAATGTTAATTATATCTACTATACCACATTTTTATAGTATTTTACCACTTATAAAATATTATAAACAAGTATACGGGTATATAACAATCATTATAGTATCAACTATATTTTCTATATTATATCATCTATATGAAGAATTAAATCATATTATTACTTTAATTGACTATCTATGTGCAGGTACATGGGTTTTATATGATATTTACATGGCGCATACAGATAAACAGATACTTGTAAAGGTTTTATTAGCAAATGCAGGAGTATTTGTTATAAATATATGCATACCGTATAATTTATATTATCAATTAAATCATAGTCTATGGCACTGTATAAATGCATATAAATCTTTTTATGTATCTAATCTTATAAGCATAGGTCTAAAAAAATGATACATTTTCTTTATAAGGATCTAAAGTAAAAAATGTCAACGATACAGCTGGTTCGTGCAAGTGTACAAGGAACTGTTTATTTGATTGATCCAACCAAAGGACATGTTTACACATATAATCTGAAGGCGCCTCTCTTCATAGGAATTTTGGAACGTTCAGAGGATAAACAAATGATGAGCAAATCAGATGGATGTTTGTCTGGATATCGTGTCAAGTTTCGATCCGATCTTAAAGAGGCCTTAGCGAAAGAGCTATCTTCTCATACGACACACGGTCCTCCTCCGAAATAAAGTTCCATTTATACTTGTGAGTTGCATTATATGTGCTTACTTGGATGTACATGGACATATCTCCACTCTTTTTAATTCGTTCTCCTTCCGTCATGGAAGTACTTAATAAGAGTCCACTCGAGGGTTGTGTTGTTTCATAACTTACCTTGGTATAGATTGTACTTTGTTGAACAAATTTATTTCGTTCTGGTGTAAAATCAATGGTAGGATATTGAGCCGTATGCAGCGCCCGTCCCCGATTGTAATCTAACTGATCACTCGTCTGTAAGAAAGTATACCACCGGGTTCCAAAATGTCCCGCATTCATTTTTGCTCGTATTATATAATCATAATTTTCGACCGTTTCAAACATATTCCACTGCCGTCGAAGTATGTTAATCTCAGCAGGAGTTTTATATTTATACCAACTGGCATTAAAGGGATATTGAGTTCTACTCATCTCTACTCAGATGTTTTTTTAGTAGAATCCGGTCCAACCTCATGTTTCAACTTCTCCAAATATAAAATACCGTCCATCAATTCTTCCTGGGCATGAGTAATCCAATCCAACACTTTGAGATCGGTTCGATCCAGCGTCACTCCATATTTCTTCTGTCCGACAGCAGACCGTTCCAAAAACTTTTTGATCACAGCATCCACAATGCTATCGCCAGAACTCATGATTTCTATATTCATTTTCAATCGGCTTAAGTAGAGATGAGTGCGGTAGAACTCTTTACAACTGCTGCTAGTAATCTTCCGGCTGCTGCAGCAACCATTGGTACCTATTTAGTCACGATTGCTGGAGTCTTTTTTGTCATTTCCTTTCTCTATTCCTATGGTGCAGCAAAACTATCCTACGCCTATAACACCTCTGTTGGATCCTCTAGCGCGTTTTTATGGTCGATTCTAGCTTTCTTTTTTAGTGGATTCTATTATCCCTATTATGCTTTCTTTGTAAATCCTGTGGGAGCTCCTCCTACCTCCCTATCATCCCCCCTTGTAGGAGGGCGTCGAAGGAAATAATTACTCTGCAAACATTACTTTGCAAAGACCATTTTCAATTTCCAACACATTCCACGATTGTCCATAAATTTTTAAATAGGCTGTACGATTTCCGCTTCGGTCATCATACGGAATAGAATTTAACGTAATGTAAAAAACAGGACGGGTGGCACGAGTCACATTCAACGTTCCTGCTGGTTGCTTCTCTTCTACTCCTCCAAACGACATGGTATAAATTTCATCCAAATTCGTTCGAACATGTTTCCAATAGGGTATAATATATTTATACACATCCGTGGAAAATGATTGGACACGATCAAGATTGGCAATATTTAATCGAATGGATGTTAGAAAGGGAGACCCCTCTACAGCCGTATACACATTTAAGAGATTGCTCATGATGGACCCTTGCGATTGCACAGCAAAGAAAAGTTGTGAAATGCCTCCAATCAAATCTAATCGTAAAGGAAGTGTTACAGGGGTTACTGTCGCTAAATTAAATTGATTGTCTTCCAAGGTAATTAACTGTTGCTGCATTTGAACAATTGGAATTTGCCAAGAACGTGATTTTAACCAGAGTCGAATCTCCTTGGGAACATAGACCTGCACCGCTTCTAAACTAAGTCCAGGAGCTGCAATTTGATCCCTGGCTAAAATGACTTGTGATATATCCACGGATCCATTCTGGGTGGCCTGAACAGAGAGTCCAAGCCCCCACGGGGGCTGGAACTTTGTTCCAGCACTGGAAACAATCAACTCCTCCAACGGTCGTATCAGGACTCGCAATCGAAGACGTGTTCCAGATAAGGCTATTAACGGTAATCCAGGAAATTCTGCAATGGGAATGGGAACATAGTAGGTGGGAGGTGTGGCAGATCGTCCCACATTCAATACACTTTCATACCGAAATCCAAGGGAAGATCCTAATGCTACTGTTTGCACATCGGACGAGAGTTGAGCCTGTCTCCAGGCTAATTGTTCTCCCCATAATTCCTGTAATAAGATTTGATCATTGTATAATTGTATCCGTTCCAATGCATAATACCCTACTCCATTCACATACCCCAATGTAGTACCATCCAGCAGAGTCACCAATCCTGTTGGATTGGCTGCAGCTGCTGCAGAAGGGAGCCAGGTGGGTAACGTTAGGCGCAGCCGAAGATCACGTATTAAATCACCACGATGTTCAATCGGAAATTCCACCCAATTTCCAAAAGCTCCTGCATTCCGTGGCTGTGTTACATAAATCTCCTCCGTAAAGGAAGCACATTTGCTATAGAGTCCATTAAATAAAGATCGTTTGGCATCATGGGTAAAGTAAGTATCTTTCTTTCCCCGTGAGACTAATTCTAACAATCCTCCATTTCGGGTCGTACTCATCCTACTGGTACCGCCAAATATTAAATTACACTATTTACAACCGAATAAAATTGGTAGAAAGAACAGGGTTGCAAAGCGGCCCTGTTCTTTCCAGAAATTTTTTATCGTGGATCCCCCTGAGCGCGAAGCGCTCAGGGGGAT